GGTCATAACTCTGCTTTTGCAACTGCTGAACAGATCAACAAGACGGAAGTCTATCGTGATCCAGACAGCTTTGCAGACATCTGTAGGGGCATGCACAATTATGGTCGCAAGATCCTTCGGCCAGAAGCAATCGTAACAGCCAAATTTAACGCAGCATAAGGGAGGACAACTAAATGGCTACTTACTCAAGTTCACTACAAGCAGTTCACCGCCCTTCGGCTCCAGGCTGCTACTTAATCAGCAACACAATTGACGTTGCTGTTGAAAATCTTACTAACGCTGCAGCACTTGCTGCAAACGATATCTTAAAGATTTTCACACTTCCAAAAGACACGCTAATTATGGCAGCAGGCTTTGAAGTTGAAGCCCTACTGACCGGCGAGTCAAACGACACAACTTTTAACCTCGGTATCACTGCTGCCTCTACTGGCGGTATTGCGGCTGACGTTGATGAGTTTGTGGCGGCTATGGATACGGACGCTATGGCGGTCGGCTCTTACGCAACAATGATCCCTGGTGTTTATCCAAACGTAATCGGTTCTACCGTTACTACTTTGGACCTAGAACTCCAGGCTGCTGGAACAGCACCAACAGGCGGTAAGCTCCGTGTGTGGGCTGTGTTGATGAATATCGACAACCCAGGTTCATATGATGCGAATGAAGTGTCTCGTGACTTCCTAGCATAAACTATCTTGGGGCTGGCTTCACCGCTGGCCCCATTACTTTATTTAAAGGTTAGTCATGCCAAGCACATATATTAGTTTATGTAATCAAGTTGCCAGACGGCTCAATGAAGTTGAGATCGTGGATAGTGATTTTGCATCCGCTACGGGTGTTCAGTCTGTGATTAAAGACGCAGTAAAAGCTGCAGTCGCAAAGATTAACCAAATGGAATTTGAGTGGCCTTTCAATGCCGCTGAAGAAACTGACACACTAATTGTCGGTCAAGAAGAATACATCTGGCCCACGTTTTATAAAATAGCAGACTGGAACTCCTTTCAGATTCAAGCAGACGCTACTTTAGGCGCTGGCTTTACCACCCTCAAGTTTATTGAGAGAGATGAGTATTACTCAAAGTATCGTGACATAGACGCTACGGCGGGGTCAGCGGGTACTTCCCTGCCCCGGTTTATCTTCCCCTCTCATGGTAATGGTTACGGTGTAAGCCCCTCTCCAAACAAAGCGTATACCCTAAAGTTTCGCTACTTCCTTAATTTCTCTGACATTACCAATTTTGATGATGTCACCCGCATTCCTGAGTCTTACGACACCGTATTAATTGATGGTGCGCTCTATCATATGTATGTGTTTAAATCTAACATGGAAGCCGCCCAAGCGGCTTTTGCTGCTTATGAGCAAGGCGTTAAAAACCTACAGTCTTTGTACATAAACAACTACTCCAGCATTCGAGATACGAGGATCAGCTTTTAATGCCTGATCAAATTCAAAGCTTTAAGCTTCTGTGTTCTGGTGGCCTAAATTCCAACGAAAATCATTTAGATTTGTCGGACAATGGCCCAGGTGCAGCAACACGTTTACTAAACTACGAACCTAGCTTGTTTGGTGGTTATCGCCGCATTCCAGGCTTCAGCGAATACGATTCTGATTATGGCACAGTGACTGTTGATGGTTCAGTGACAGGCGATGGTAAAGTCCTTGGTATAGCAATATTTAAGAATGATGTAACAGGTGGGCATACAGTCATAGCAGCACGAAAAGATGCGGGTGCGGCTACCTACTCTTTCTATTTCCACACCGCTGATATTGGCTGGCGAAAGTACACGCTTGACCACTCTGCCTCACGGGCAATGACCGCCAACAGCCTTACAGTTCAGCGTCTTCGCCACGTTCAGTTTAACTTTGGCACAGGCAATAAGATTTGTTTTGTAGACGGCGTCAATGAAGCTATTATTTTCGATGGCGCACACTGGGAAGAATTAAAAAGTGGAAACGATGGCGGATACACCGCAGGCAGCAGCCACAACTCTGGGGCCGGAACTGGCGGCGGCGCAAAAGCACTAAATGCTCCTGCCCTTGTTGATGTTTTTGAAAACCATCTCTTCCTCGGTGGGCATGAAGCCACACGGGCTGCAATAGCACACAGCGCACCAAATGATGCATATAATTGGACCGCAGCGGCTGGTGCTGGGCAGATAGCAGCAGGATTTGATGTTGTTCAGATCAAACCATTTAGAGACAACATATATGTTTTTGGAAGCAACAATATAAAGAAGATAAATGTGAGTTCCTCTGGAGCTTTTTCTTTAGAGAACGTCACAACAAACATTGGCTGTGTGGCTAGGGATAGCGTCCTAGAGATTGGCGGGGATCTTATGTTCCTAAGCCCATCAGGTCTGCGTCCGGTTGCCGGAACTTCCAGAATCGGAGATGTAGAATTAGAGACATTATCCAAATCCATTCAAACAACCCTGGTCGATCTTATCCAAAATGAGGATATGTCCGAGCTTACTGGTGTGGTTATCAGATCTAAATCTCAAGTGCGTTACTTCGTTACCTCTAAGGTTGGAAATGCACTTCAAGTACCTGGTGAGAGCGTAGGTATTATTGGAGGACTAACTAATTCAAGTGGGTCTATTGCATGGGAGTTCGGTCAACTATTAGGCATTAGAGCCTCATGTTGCACGTCAGACTACGTTGGTACAACTGAGGTAATTTTGCATGGTGACCATGATGGCAAGGTCTATAAGCAAGACAACGGCACTAGTTTTAATGGTGCAAACATCATCTCAGTGTATTCCACCCCATACCTTGATTTTGGTGAGACAGAGCAGCGAAAAGAGCTACGCAAGATTAACACATTTGTGAGGGCAGAAGGCCCCTTCGAGATGAACTTGGCGGTAGATTTCGATTGGGGAGATTACGAAACATCTGTTCCCAACACCTACACTCAGGCTACATTAGGAGCGCCCACAACATATGCAGGTCGAGGCGTTACTTACAATGGCACGAACATCGTCTACGGCGGTGCATCTAAACCAGTGATGACCTCAGATATTCAAGGATCTGGCTTTAGTTGTAGAGCCACCTTCGTGACAGACGGGCAATCAGAACCATTCTCAATTCAAGGTTTAGTCTTTGAATTTAGTGCCGCAGGGAGAAGATAATGGCAGGTTACACAAGACAATCTACAGGTAGTATTGTTAACGGAACAGCCATTACCGCTGCGCCACTCAACGCTGAATTTAACCAGCTACTAGCTGCATTCCATGCCACTTCAGGTCACACTCACACTGGCGGCACAGGCAACGGCACGAAAATACCCCTAGCAACTTCTGTGAGCGGATTTCTACCCGCCGCTAACGGTGGAACAGGTGGTAAGAGTATTTTTACCAACACTTCTAACCCTGGCGTAGGAGATGACAGTGCCGATGGTTTTGCCCCAGGCTCGTTGTGGGAGAATACCAGTACTGGTCGTGTATACATCTGTGTAGGAAATAGTTCTGGATCGGCGGTATGGCGTGAGCTTGTGCAGGTCCAATCAAACAATGCTAACATACTCCCAAACGGAACGAATAACGTAGACCTTGGTTCTAATACCGTCAGATTCAAGAATTTATTCCTGAGTGCGGGAATTTCCGCCGCCGGTAACGTAGCTGTAGGTGGAACCCTAACTCTGACAGGGGCTACGGCGCTTAATGATACGCTTACCGTTACAGGTGTAACCGCTTTGAATGGCGGTCTGACGATGGACTCGAACAAGTTCACGGTTGCGAATACTTCAGGCAATATCGCAGGCGCAGGAACGCTGACGATCACAGGAGCTACTGCCCTTAACGGTGGCCTAGCGATGGACACAAACAAGTTCACTGTGGCCGATACTTCAGGAAACGTAGCTACCGCTGGAACGCTTGCAGTCGCTGGCACTAGTGCATTCACTGGAGCTATAACTTCAAATGCTGGCGTGGTCGTAGATAACATAACCATCGATGGAACAGAGATTGATCTTTCAAGCGGTGACCTCACAATAGACGTAGCTGGCGATATACTTTTAAACGCTGACGGCGGTGACATATTTCTACAGGATGGCTCTGCTACCTTTGGATCCTTAACCAACACTGGCGGCAACCTGATCATAAAGTCAGGCACTACCACAGCGGCTACATTTGCGGGGGCTAACGTAGATCTAGCTGGAACTCTTGATGTTACTGGCGCTGGTACGTTTGATAGCACCCTGGGAGTAGCTGGAGTTTTAAGCCCTGCAACCCACGTTGATATGCCTGATAATGCGAAAATCAAAGTAGGTACAGGCGATGACGCTACTCTATTCCATGATGGTACTAATTCCTTCCTGACCAACGCCACAGGCATTCTCAAAGTATCTACCGAAACATCTGGCGGCGCAGTTCTTATTGGTCACACAACTTCTGAAGTCACAATTGGCGATAACCTCACTGTGGCAGGGAACCTCACGGTCCAAGGCTCTCAAATTGTGGTTGATACCGTTACGATGAATGCGGCAAATGCAATCGTCTTTGAAGGTGCGACAGCAGATGACCATGAAACAACATTATCAATAGTTGACCCTACCGCAGACCGCACAATAAATCTTCCAAACCAATCG